GAAACTGTGGTGTTTCCATTATGCTAGGTCTCCAAATACTGCTATTCCTTGATCTGCGTTTGTAGCACTTGCACTAGTGTTTATGCTTTCTACATCTACAACACTAGTTGTAGCATCCGCTGTTTTTACTCTTATAATAGTCTGATACCCAAGCGCACAAGTTGCGGTGGGATTCTCCGCAGTATTTGTGGTGAGAGCATTTGTCAGATTGTACTTATAATCTCCTGTGCCTTCGTCTACTCCGCTGCTTACATTAAGTGATTTAAATAAAACAGCAGCGTCATCAGCGGCAATCGTAACCTTCGCACTACCATTCACCACGTACTGCGTATCAAGTGACCCAGCGGTGCTGTGTTCTAGGGTATCTGCTTTGATTTTTCCTAGTGCCATTATGCGAGGTCTCCTGCTGACATACCATTACACTCTTGTTCATCTACTAATGAGCCAGCATGATTAGCTATCCGAACTCTCGTGCCAGATGTGAGTGCTTTGTGCATATTTGCCATAGTAGCTCCCGGTTCTGTATTGTCGTCATGCCCGGGCATAGCAACAAAAGAATAGTTTTGGTTTGCCATATTATTCGTGAAAGTTTGAGAAAAACTTCCAGTTCCATTGTCTGAAGAACTTGAGTAATTAAAACTGTCATCTAAAACACCGCTTGCAGCGTCAATTTGAAACCAAGCCTTAGCCAACCCCTGCTGCAAGTTAGTGGTCGTGCTATTACCTTCACCTGTCACAAGGATAGACCCAGCGGTGCTTGTGCCAGTGAGTTTGTCTGTTTTTACCTCACTCATGCTAGGTCTCCTACCACCATAACGTAATGTGCTTTAAACTCATCTGCGCTTCCATCACTAGACGCATTAGCATTAAAATTACAAAAATATTGTATTTCTGAAGCACTTAATGCTCTAAATGTTCCATTAGTTGAAGTACCTACGTTTGTTGAATTTCCACCCCTAGACGCACCTGTGTGATTCCCCGTATCATTATCTGAATTATAACAATCTGTGACTGCACATTTATCTGTTGAAGAACTAAAAGCATTTGTGAAAGAAGAGTGAAATCTGCCAGTTGTCTCATCTGTTAAACTACTTTGATTTAACGAGCCTCTGGTAGCTTGGCTTACAGCATCGTAAGTAACCCAAAATTTAGTTGCTTCCTGCTTCGTCAGCGTAGCTGCACCACCGCCTGTGCTTTGTATGGTATCTGCTTTTAATGTACTCATAGCGTCACCAATGTCCCACCGCTTTCAACGGTTAATGTAACACCAGAAGCCACAGTAAACGGACCAGTTACGTTGGCGTTCTCTGTAGCCAGGATGGTTGTATCCGTTGTCAGGCTTTGATTGTTTGTGCGGAATATACCGCCAGACTTAAAGTTACCACGGTTTTCTACAGCAGGAGAAATAGAGCCACTGGTCACACCCATGAAAATCACAAAGATGTTATTACCTGAATTGCTTGATGGCGCAGCAGTAAAGGTAAGGGTAGTTCCATCCGGCACCGTATAAGCACCTGTCGGCTCTTGAACCACACCGTCTACAGAAACCACAATATCCTCTGCACGAACTGTCTGGTTCAAGGTAAAAGTGGTGGTAGATCCATCACCACTAAACTCCTGCCGAGTAGGTCTAGCCTTGAAACTGGATACTAATGTGTTTCCAAGAAGTGGCATTAGGTGATCTCCATTATACTCGCTACTGTATCCAAGCTGTTCGCCGTGTCACTCTGCACAATCAAGCTATGCCCTGTTTCCATAACAATCTTGTTTCCTGCCATATATTCAAAACTAGATGCGGCAGGAATCGGGATGTTTTT